CCACCTACATAAACAGTACTGTCACTTGTAGGAAGCAAACCTGCACGATCTGACACTACAAAAGAACCAGCAGCAGTGTTACCAGCAGCAAGCATTGAACAATACTCAGGAGTCTTTTTATGTAGGAGTTTTCTTAAATTAACTGTTGTTGCCATATTAACTCACAATAATATTGTTATAGATATGTTGGAATCCAGAATTACCCATCATTACCGGAACAAAATGTACTGCCTGACCGGCTACTTGGTTTACGTTAGTAACCGTACCGAGAGTTTGAGCAGAGGCAATTGCAACCGTTGGGTTTACTTCAGAAGCGTTTACAACTAAACGATCCATCGTGTCTGTACGAGGAAGCTTCTCAAGAATTTGTGAAAGCAGAAGAGTTGTCTGAGACAGAAGTTGCTCTTGAGTTGCCTCTGAACTGATTCCACCTAAAACTGATGTACTAGGCATTTAAATACTCACAATCAGAATATCAAGAACATTACCCAAAGCATCTGTTTTATACCAAATGCTAGTCTGGGTAGGCTCTGTTTGTTGAACAAATGTAGGAAGACCAACCATACTCCCACCAGCACCAATCTCCTTGATTGAGTTGTCAGTGTGTTTGGTGAACAGCTTACCGTCTGCTGTGTTGACAGCTAATTCACCTACTTGGAGATCCCCTGCAACTGGTACAGCACTTGCGGTACTTGACCGCTTGGTAATAACTGTTGCCATTTAATACTCTGATTTAATAGGTTCCGCAATCTACGGTTCCTACTGCGAACGTTACGAACGCATTTCCTGCATCTTTTGTCCAAGACATTGAAGAATTCATGCGGAAAACTCCATCAGTCCCGTCTGTCCCCCACGGGTACGATGCTGTGCCACCACTGACCACAGCTACTTTTTCGTCAGTGGACGCAGCAGGAATGTTCAGAGCAGTTTTGAAAGAATCAAAAGTAATCTTCTTTTCTTTCTGACCTACACCGTCTGCATCGTGAATTAGGATCAAGTCAGTGGCACCGTTAACTGAAGCTAGGGTAACTAGATCATCAATTGCAGGAACAATAGGGAGTTTAGTTGTAGCATCTGTGGCTACGTGTAGGGTGCCTCGGTCTGTAGTAAAGTGCGCTTCACCGGCAAGCATGCCGGAAGTTGGGAGGTTTGCTTTCAAACCACGTTTTAGTTGAATACGTGCCATTTTATTTCCTTAGGTGAACAAGCCACCGTCCAACGGAGACTTAATTGAATCATCTACAACGTCTTCAGCACGCCATAAACCAGTCTTAAAGGTCAAAACTTGACCCTCTTGAGGGCTAGGTACAGATACGTCACTTAAATTGCTCAGAGAGGTTGTATTGCTGTTTGAAGGGATCTCTACGTTAGGAACTTGCTCTGTTGTGCTAACAACAATACTAGGAGCTTCCTCTTCTACTACAATAATAATATCACTCATACAGTAATAACCTCCTTCACTGTAATCTTTCCTTCAATAGCTCTAAAAGTATTAGATCCGTTATACAAAAACAAATCATAATTAACTTCAGAGAAAGTCAAAGAAGCAGTGTCAGTTAAAGAGAAGATCATTGTGACGCCACCCGTCACTGTGTTGATATTCAGCTTAGAATTAGCTGTACTCAATTCCAAAAGAACATCAGGGTGAGAAGGATACTGTCTCAACTGCATCTTTGCTGTAAAGCCAGTCAAATCCTTTACGGAGTTATCACCATTCTTCAGGAGAATAGTCTTAGACAAAGGAACACCTTGCTCTAATGTAAAATTGTAATTTGCTGCTGGCATATTTCACCTCTTTGTTATTACTGGATTATATCATGCAAGAATCAAAACTTCTAGTACAGATTCATCAACTTGTCAAGTTGTTTATTTGATACAAGGTTCTTGACTTCTCTTGGTTGTTCTCTTATAATGATTCCAAACTCACAGAAAGGTTAAAAATGCAACTCAACAAAGTTAAGATCACTCTGTCATTAGAAGACACCTTCCTTGATCTGAGCTACTACAAAGTTCAGATTGTGTATTGGGATAAAGAAACAATCAATCGAGTAAACCAGTCCTGCTTTAAGATTGGTTCACTCATGCTTAAACTGATGCAAGAGCTAGACAATCTTGGTCAAGAACTTGAAGTAGAATTTAAGATCAAAAATAACCCAATTGCTTTAGTTCAACTTCAGAACGTAACAGGACAACGTACAGAAAAAGAATCAAGATATAAATCTGCGATCTCTTTAACTGAAACAGTAAAGGATGCTACTCGGTTGAAGGAGTTCCTAAAGTACCATAATTGCACTTGTACATAATTAAACCCTCCTAGGATTTATTCTTAGGAGGGTTTTGTTTTATCAGCCTACATTTTCTAAATTGTTTGAACTTGTATCATCACCTGATACAGTCTTAGCTGTACCATTACCTGTTGTACCTACTTCCATACCATCGCCAGAACGGCTAGCAAAAGCTGGGAGAAGATCCTGTTGTGGTTCCATGTCTTCAGGTAGAGGATCAACACCAATACTCTCACGGACGCGATTAAGAACTTCACGGTCAACTTCAAGTACAGATGTACTACTAAACCGTTGAACTGCCTTACTAAACGATTCCAGATCAGCAGACTCAAGATTCTCAAAATCCAACGTGCAAGCACGAGCAGTATTCCATCCATTCAATTCATAAGTCTGACGAATCAGATCATTATTGAATACGGACTTAATCTCACGAATCATACTCTCGGCCATTGCACCTGAAAGGGAGTTCTTAATCTGCCCTAGAGCAAAACTACCTGTAGCTGATTGACCCATGATCAAGATATCGGCAAACAAAGAAGTCAAGATTAGATTCTTGTAGTACTCTTTTACCTTAGTAGTATCAAAACCCTTTTTACCATCCATGCTCAGGAGTTCTAGCTTAAACAAAGGCTGACGGGTGTCAGGGTCATAAGCATTAGGTAAGATCATTGCAGACTGTTGATTCATCTGCAAGTTAGCCATGCTGCGTTCATAATATTGCCGGATAGCTACTTGATCAGGTGTAGAATCTTTAGATAGATACTGGGGAGGCATGGACAAAATTGGAAGTCCTGCCATGTCTTTAGCGACTCCATTACTTTCAATCTCTTCCAGTACAGTCAAATACCTCCAAGCAAGATAAGCATCACGAAGCATACTCTTACCATAAGGGTCACCTCTGTGATTACCTGTGCGGAATAGCATGAACTTACTCTTTGGAAGATTTACTTCCAACTTATCTCTCATGCTAAAACGACCGTAAGGATCGCTTAGGTTACTTACATTTTGCTGGACACCAGTAACTTCATTACCATCATCAGAGAACAAGAACTTCTTGATACTCTCCTGTGAACGAATAGGTAACTTCTTCCAAGCAATCAAGCCATCATTGTACTTACTTCCATTAGAAGTATAACGCTTACGATAGACCTTTTCATGCACAGAGAAGCCATAAATATTCATACTTAGAATATCCTTGATCAACTCTTCAAAAGGTTGATCCATATCAGTCAAGCATTCCCTGATAAACTCAGTCTGCTTCTTTTCCTCTTCAGTAGCTTCCTTTGGAGGCTTGACAACCCAATCAGCTTTGCTGATAATATTGGTGTACAACGTCAAAGGAGCATTCACCGTACCGTGATAAGACATATTCTTATACGTCTTCAGATTGTTAGGAAAGTTAAGCTCCTTCTTCATTTCTTCGTTTGAAACACCATTAAAGATATTCAAACCAACATACCCACCTTCAGATAATTTAAATCTGTCAGGAGTATCTAAACCTTTAGTAATTTCTGTGTCAGACATTCTGACTCCTTAAATGAAAGAGCCCTCCGAAGGAGGGCTTGATTAGAATGTTGGGAATTCCAATGGTTGATGACCAAATGAACCTGCAAAGTTGAATGGAGAAGATGAACCTGAATAGTCGGTTAGGGACATTGTTGGGATTACAAGTTCTTTGTTGAGTAGATACATAGCATCTGCTGTGGCGTCAACCTGATCATCCTTTGTCTTACCGTCACCATTGAATATTTCAAGCTCATCAAAATAGGCTTTGTTCCAATCGGCTTTTACAACTTGGACAAAACCTGCCTGTGTTATACTACTGAACGGTGCAAAGCGGGTTACCTTTGACTTTACTGGTTTTTGCAACCTACAAGAGAAACCCATTTCAGCAAGTCTTCGCTGTAAGTCTCTTGCGTAAGCTCCTGCACTAGCATTCGGGTCTTGTGGTAAACTAATTACAACGTCTTGACCATCTCTGATAGCTGTCTCAAATATCAGTCTTTCAACCTCGTGAGTTCTATCTCGAATTGAAACAACATCCTCTACCGTATAAACATTAGAAGGATCTTTAGATAAAAGAACACCTCTAGTCCAGTCGGGATTTGGATATTGTTCAGAGGGCTTACTCATTGCAATATCATAAGCCCTTACACGTTGTCTTGCTCTACCATTAGGGTGATCTACTAGATTAACCCACTCTCTTTTCCAAAGACCTGCCGCTTCTGCTCTAGCAAACCATGACCCTAAAAGCAATCTTTCCATTTCAACACGAGGTAAAGACATCAGACGAGAAATGTAATCA